AATTAAATAAACATGAAAAACGAAAACAAAATTACAACAGAACAATTAGAAACTATTGTAAAACAACAAAAAGATCTTCAAACATTATTAACTAACATCGGATTATTAGAATCTCAAAAACACGGATTTTTACATCAAATTGCAGACGTTAATAAAGCAGTAGAAGATTTTAAAGCAGAACTTCAAGATCAATATGGAGCTATTAATATTAATTTAGAAGATGGTTCTTATACTTTAATTGAAGAAGAAAAAGTTGGAGAAGATAACGTAAAAGTAGAAGAAGCAAAATAATGGATTCTATTATCAGAAAAATAAGCATAGGATCTGATTATAAGAATGAAGCAATGCATTATTCTATTGGACAACAAGTATACGGAGGTCATGAAATAGCTTACATAAACTTTAATGACAAAAACTCTTCGTATAATATATATATAAAAAAAGGAGATGAAGTAATGCCTTGGAAAACATTTAATTCCAATATGGCAATTTCTATAGAATATGATCTAGAATACTAATGAAAAGTATATTTAGTTTTATTGTAAAACCAGTAGGTGAAAGATACAATAATAAAATAAAAATAGACGGTAAAGATCTTATAATAAACACTAAAATAGAAAGTTTTAAATCTGTGAATAACTTAGCGGAGGTCGTTTCGATCCCGCTAGCTTATTCTACTGATATTAAAGTAGGAGATTTAATAGTTATTCATCATAATGTTTTTAGAAGATTTTATGACATAAGAGGTAAACAGAAAAATAGTAGAGCATTCTTTATGGATAATCTTTATTTCTGTGATATAGATCAGATTTATTTATATAAAAATGATGACAAGTGGAAAGCTTTTGGAGATAGATGCTTTATAAAACCACTTAAAAATAATGACAATTTAAGACTTAATAAAGAACAAAGCCTTATTGGTATATTAAAATATGGAAATAGTTCCTTAGAAGCGCTTAAAATAAACGAGGGAGACCTTGTTGGGTATACTCCATTCGGAGAGTTTGACTTTATAGTAGAAGGTCAACGACTTTATTGTATGAAATCTAATGATATTGTAATTAAATATGAATATAAAGGAGACGAAGCAGAATATAATCCTAGCTGGTCAAAAAGCCGTTGAGGAATTAATTAAAGTAGCTAAAGAAAAAATAGTAGATAGTGACGATGACATATCTGCAGATAGACTTAAAAACGCTGCTGCTACAAAAAAACTAGCCATATTTGATGCTTTTGAAATTCTAAATAGAATAGAAGAAGAGGAAAAATTACTAAAAGAAGGTGATAAGGAAGTAGAGACCAAAGTATTTAAAGGATTTGCAGAAGGGAGGTCTAAGTAATGTACGAGCAATCACTATACAAAATAATACCAGATTACATAAAATCTAGTGTTATAAAACAAAATAATCGTCTTAATAAGTGGAAATATGGATATGATAAAGATCATGATGTGGTTGTTATTAGTAAGACTGGAAAGATTGGTGAAATACTTGAAATCCAAAACCTAAAAATAGCATTACCACTTGTAGAAAATGCTTATTCTAGATCTAACAAAAAAGAAGAACAATATTGGGAACAAATGGATTTCCCAAAAGAAATAAGTAAGATTAAAAGTACGTTTGATTGGAATAAACAAACAGACGCTTTTAAAGACCGTTGGTATGATTACATAGATAACGAGTTTAAATATAGAGAAGAAGGTTTGTTTTTTTATAACAATGGTAAACCAACTTATATAACAGGTACACATTACATGTACCTTCAATGGAGTAAGATCGACGTTGGAGCACCTGATTTTAGAGAGTCAAATAGATTATTCTTTATTTTCTGGGAAGCATGCAAAGCAGATTCTAGATGTTATGGAATGTGTTATTTAAAAAATAGACGTTCTGGATTTTCATTTATGTCATCTTCTGAGTTAGTAAACTTAGCAACTATATCAAGCGACTCAAGGTTTGGTATCTTATCTAAATCAGGAGCAGATGCTAAGAAGATGTTTACAGACAAAGTTGTACCAATATCAATTAACTATCCTTTCTTTTTTAAACCTATCCAAGATGGTATGGATAGACCAAAAACAGAATTAGCGTATAGAGTTCCTGCTTCTAAATTAACTAGAAGAAAACTAGATACAAATGATCTAGCGATGGACATGGAAGGTCTTGATACAACTATTGACTGGAAGAATACTGGAGATAATAGTTATGATGGTGAAAAGTTAAAACTATTAGTACATGACGAAAGTGGAAAATGGGAAAGACCTGATAACATATTAAACAACTGGCGTGTTACAAAAACTACCTTAAGATTAGGTAGTAGAATTATTGGTAAGTGCATGATGGGATCAACATCAAATGCTTTAGATAAAGGAGGAGAAAATTTTAAAACACTTTATTATAATTCAGATGTCACAAAAAGAAACCGCAATGGACAGACTAGCTCAGGATTATATAGTTTGTTCATACCTATGGAATGGTCGTACGAAGGATTCATTGATACTTATGGCTTACCTGTATTCGACACTCCAAAAGAACCAATCAAAGGCGTAGATGGAAACTGGATTGAATATGGAGTTATAGAGCATTGGCAAAACGAGGTAGATGGTTTAAAATCAGATCAAGACGGTTTAAATGAATATTATCGTCAGTTTCCAAGAACAGAACAACACGCTTTTAGAGACGAAACAAAACAATCTTTATTTAATCTAACTAGAATATATGAACAGATAGATTACAATGAAGATTTAAGAAATACTAGTGTATTAACTAGAGGAAGTTTTAAATGGGAAAATGGTATACAAGATACTAGAGTTATATTCTATCCAAATAAAGATGGTAGATTTTTAGTATCATGGGTTCCACCATTACACTTACAGAATAATGTTATAATTAAAAATGGTGTAAAATATCCTGGAAACGAACACTTAGGTGCTTTTGGATGTGACCCTTATGATATATCAGGAACAGTTGATGGTAAAGGATCTAATGGTGCTTTAAGTGGTTTAACTAAGTTTTCAATGGAAGACGTTCCACCAAATAGTTTTTTCTTAGAATATATTGCAAGACCTCAAACCGCTGAGATATTTTTCGAAGAAGTTTTAATGGCTTGTGTATTCTACGGAATGCCTATACTAGCTGAAAATAATAAACCTAGATTACTTTTTCACTTTAAAAGAAGAGGTTATAGAGGTTACTCTATGAATAGACCAGATAAGATTTGGAACAAACTTTCTATAACAGAAAGAGAAATTGGAGGAATACCAAATTCAAGTGAAGATGTAAAACAAGCTCATGCTGCTGCAATAGAATCCTACATAGAAGATTATGTTGGAATGAGAGAAGAAGGGTTTGGAGACATGTATTTTAATAGAACATTAAATGATTGGGCTAGATTTAATATTAATGATAGAACAAAATATGATGCTTCTATTAGTTCTGGTTTAGCTATAATGGCTTGCAATAAAAATAGATATACACCATCTGCTCCTATAGTAAGACAAATACATAATCTAGGAATTAAAAAATACGATAATACAGGTTCTTCATCAAAAATATATAATAAATGAATATATACACAAATACAAATAGCGCATTCCCTAGTCAGGTAGTACCTGATGCGGTTAAAGCTTCTGAAGAGTATGGACTTCAAGTGTCTCGCGCTATAGAACAAGAATGGTTTGATCAAGGCAGAACTACAGGTAATAGATACTTAACTAATTGGAATAATTTTCATCAATTAAGATTATATGCAAGAGGAGAACAGTCTGTACAAAAATATAAAGATGAGTTAGCTACTAATGGTGATTTATCTTATCTTAATATAGATTGGAAACCAGTGCCTGTTGTATCTAAATTTGTAGACATTGTAGTTAATGGAATGTCACAAAAGACTTATGATATAAAAGCGTACGCTCAAGATCCAGAATCTTTAAAAGCTAGAACTTCTTATGCACAATCAATACTTAGAGACATGTATTCTCAAGATTTGGTTAATAAAGCAAACGAAGTTACAGGACAAGACTTTTCTGCTTCACCTCTTCCTCAAGACGAATTACCAGAAACAAAAGAAGAACTAGACTTACACATGCAACTAACTTATAAACAATCTATAGAGATTGCTGAAGAAGAAGCTATTAATAATGTTCTTGCTAATAATAAATGGGATTTAACTCGTAGAAGATTAAACTATGATTTAACTGTTTTAGGAATAGGTTGTGTTAAAACTAATTTTAACAAAAGTGAAGGAATTAAAACCGAATATGTAGATCCTGCTTATTTAGTTTATTCGTATACAGAAGATCCAAACTTTGAAGATATTTATTATGTTGGAGAAGTTAAAGCAGTTAGTATTCCAGAATTAAAAATGCAATTTCCTCATATAACAGAGGAAGAATTATATAAGATACAACAAATGCCAGGTAATAGACAATATATTACCGGTTGGGGTAACTACGACGAAAACACAGTTCAGGTTTTATATTTCGAATATAAAACATACATGAACCAAGTTTTTAAAATAAAATATGGTGAAAATGGACTTGAAAAAGCCATTGAAAAAACAGATGAATTCAATCCTCCTTTAAACGATAATTTTGAAAGAGTATCAAGAACTATAGAAGTATTATATACTGGTGCGAAAATACTAGGTACTAATATGATGATAGAATGGAAATTGTCAGAAAACATGACAAGACCATACGCTGATACTACTAAAGTAGAAATGAATTATATTATATGTGCTCCTAGAATGTATAAAGGTAGAATTGATTCTACTGTAAATAAGATTACTGGTTTTGCAGATATGATTCAATTGACACACTTGAAATTACAACAAGTAATGTCTAAGATAGTTCCTGATGGAGTATTCGTAGATGTTGATGGTTTAGCAGAGGTTGATTTAGGTAATGGAACAAACTACAATCCTGCTGAAGCATTAAATATGTATTTCCAAACAGGTAGTATTGTAGGTAGATCATTGACACAAGAAGGTGGAATGAATGCTGGTAGAGTACCTATTCAAGAACTAACTAGTTCATCTGGTCAAGCAAAGATTGCGTCATTAATACAAACATATCAATATTACTTACAATTAATAAGAGATGTCACGGGTCTTAATGAAGCACGCGATGGAAGTATGCCAGAAAGAGATACATTAGTTGGATTACAAAAAATGGCAGCTAATGCTTCAAATACTGCAACAAAACATATATTACAAGCAAGTCTTTATTTGACTCTTAGAACATGTGAGAACATATCTCTTAGAATTGCAGATTGTTTAGATTTTCCTTTAACAGCAAAAGTATTAGAGCAAAGTATAACTACATATAATACTTCTACTTTGAGAGAAATAAAAAATCTAAACCTTCATGATTTTGGTATATATCTAGATTTAGAACCAGACGACGAAGAGAAAGCAATGTTAGAACAAAATATTCAAGTTTCATTACAAAGCGGTACAATAGATTTAGATGACGCTATAGACATTAGACAAGTTAAAAATTTAAAATTAGCTAATCAATTACTTAAGTTAAGAAAGTCTAAAAAACAAAAAGCTGCCCAAGCTGCTCAAATGGCAAACATTCAAGCACAAGCTCAAGCAAACCAACAAACCGCAGAAAAAGCCGCGTTGTTTGAAGTTCAAAAACAACAAGCATTAACACAGGAGACTATAAACATAGAAAGAGCTAAGTCTGAATTTAATATGCAAAAAATTCAGACTTAGCTCTTTCTATGTTTATAGTC